CAGCGCCCCAAAATACGCCTCCACCTTCGCAGCCACCTCGTCCGGTCCTGGCTCCGGCTCTTTATAGCCAGGGATGAAATCCGTCGGTTTCGCCGCTGCGCTCTTCTTCGGGTCCCGGTTCATATTGACCACTGTCGCCGCAACCGTCCCGGCCTGCAACCACTCCTGCCCAAAAGGCTCCATCTCGAAGAATGCCATCCACTCGGTCAGCAGCCTCCCCGAAATGCCTCTCAGCATCCCGTCTACATCCACTCTGCCCAGCGCCAGCGCCAGCCGGAACGCAAAACGCCGCCCTGGGCGCTGGGTTAGTTTTTTTCCGCGTCCTCGAGTGCCGTCTCGCCCAATCCACTCAGGAGCATCGCCACATCGCTCAATCGTTTGAGCACCGCCGCGCTTTTCTTGCCCAGTGCCTGGATATCATTCTCGTCGAATACCGGTTTGAACTGATCGTTCACGATGGTCATTGCCAGCAGCTCGGCCATGAAATTGCCCATCTTGACCGATTTCACCCTCCCCTTGCCATCCAGTTCCACCATCTTTTCACTGAACTTCATCGCCGCTTCACCGCTCAGCCCGGCGATCCTCACCGTCCCATTCCACTCCTTAACCTCCACATCCTCAAAGGAGCGGTCCTGCACCTCCAGAATGGCATTTTTCGTCAACAATGCGCTCATGTCCTCTCCAATCATTTCGGTAGGGGCAGACCTATGTGTCTGCCCTGTCTGCCCCTGCCAAAATCTGAATCTGACGTCCGAGTTGAAGTCTGAAGTCTAAAGTCTGAAATCTGAAGTCTTAACTCACCGTCACCGCGCCGCTGATCTTCATCTTGATCTCGGCCTGCAGCAAACCCTTCACCGGTTGCTTCGGCGTGAACCCGGTCACGATTGCCGCAAAAGCAAAGGTCTTCACCGCGTTCGGAAGCACCACCTTCCAATTCTTCTTCACCCGGTTCAGGATCGCATACAGCACGCCGCTCGTCTCGTCGTGCGTCGCATTGGTTGGCCGCCAGTTGATCGTGAAACTGGGTTCGCCGCCCGAGAGCAGCGTCGCCGCCGCCTCTTCCCATCCGCCGCTGTCATGGCTGGTGGCGTCCTCCGTGTTCAGGGTGATTTCCGGCGCTTCCAGGTCGCCCACCTCCGCGATCGTGGCGAACGTTTCTGGCGTTCCGTCGTCGCCCATCTTCAACTGGGTCCCATACGCTGGGGTTGCACTCGTTGGCATGTTTTATCTCCTTTTCAAAATCATTTCCCCCCTCTCCAAATGGTGGTTTCCCATTTGGGGAGGGGCTGGGGGTGGGGCTGGTCTACAGCGCCATCACCGCAAACTTCACCGACGCGTTGCTCGCCTGCAGGTAAATATACCCATCGCTCTGCCGCCAGCCGTCATTCTTGATCCGGAAAGCCGCGATGTCGCCCGCCGCCAGGCTGTAGGCCGTGATGTCGCCCGTCCGCTTTTTCTCATCGACCACCGACGTGATCGTGATCGTGTACGGGCTTGCGCCGCTGTTCCACGCGATGATCAGATCGTCGCCGCTCGCAACGAACTGGTTCAGGTTGCTCGCATCCGCCGCCGTGAAGGTCAGATCCAGCGAATCTGCCGTGGGTTGCAGTGTTGGCCATGGACCCTGCAAAGTTGACTTGGATAAAGTTACTCTAGGCATTGTGATCCTCCTTTAGATCATCAAAGACTTGGTTTTCCTGCGTCTCCGCCGCAGGTGTGATTTCCGTAGGGACAACCGGTTGCTGGTCGAGCGCTGTAAGGGCGAGCGGTGCTCGCCCATCCTCCGCCTCCATCCTCACCAACTCCTCCAGCGCCCATGTGGATCCATGCACGCTCATCAAGTGCTCGAGCATCGCCCACCGATCCTCCAGCACATCGAACCCGCATGACCTGCATTGGTATTGTGCCTTCCCGGCCCATTGCCCGGTGGAGTATTCCCCTGGCTCCCTTTCTCCGGCGGTGTTCTTCCGTAGGGGAAAGGACGGGGGGATAGGGGTTGTTGTTATTTTCTTCGCCATACTGCCTCCTTCCTTCGATCGCTAAACACTGAATACTGATCACTATCACTCCGCGTGCCAGATCACCGCATCGAACATCACGAAACTCAGCCCCGTCTCGCCATCCAGCCCGGAGCCGCCGGTCTCGATGAAACTGACCACATCCTACGCCTCGCCCATGTCCCCCCTGAAACCGGATAAAGCCATCCTCAAAACCGCCTTGATCTGCTTCGCCATCAATAGCGTATTTGCCCAGCACTTGAACTGCATCCTCGTCCGCTCCAGATCAGAATAACCGCTCTGCGAATACTCCGGCACCGCCGAGATCTCCTGGTAGACAACGGCCGGCATCGTCGGGCTTTGCGGCAGCGCCAGCGGATACAGCCGGTCGCCGATCAGCCCCGTCAGCTCCACATTTTCGCTCAAATAAGTTACCAATCCTTCTTCGAACATTCATTCCTGCTCTTTCCCCCCTCTCCAAATGGTGCTTTCCCATTTGGGGAGGGGTCGGGGGTGGGGTTGGTTATTCTGATCGTCCAGCGGCTCTCCGGATGAACTCGTT